ATTTTTTTACCCAATAAATGCTCATGAACATCTAAAAATGGTGGAAAATAATGACGAAACCAGTCATATTCTTAACAAAGAGATTATCATGATTCCATCATCCCCCAATATTACATATGAAGAACAAGAATATATTGTTAATACAATAACGTATTTTTTATAAATATTAAATTACAACGGAGTATAATAAGAATTTATTATTTAATATTTTACATTATATAATGAATTAATTGCATCACAATTAAATACACAAATTTTACTATTTTTATTTACATCATCCCTTTCCATAAAGGAATCATCTATAAAAATACTATTTTTATCTGTTATGAAGCTAGATTTATTCTCATTTTTTTTAACAATTTTTATTTCATCAAATAAATATTCTGAGATAATAAATTTTTGTAATTTAACAATGGGGTTAGTATTTCTTGTAATTAATATTATTTTTTTTGATTCATTTTTACAATAATATAAAAATTTTATAACTTCAACATTTACTTTATCTTTTATAATGATAGTATCATCTAAATCAACATATACGTTGTCATAAAATAAATTTAAATTATATTTATTTTCATATGTTTTATAACATGATACATTATTTTCATATTTATTCATGTTAATATAATTTATTGGATAACCTAAATAATTGTATATAGTTAATAAGGGACCATTATAACCATAAGCACGATGTAATGCAGCTGCTCCAGGTATTCTAGGTGCTATTTCAAGTAATGTAAGTTTGGAATCTACATTATATTTAACCTGAAAAAACCAAGAACCTACAAATTCAATATTATTATTAATCGCTTCTGCTATTTTTTTAAATTCTGGATTATTGCGATGTTCAGTCAAAATTGATAATCCGTTAACTGCTTTAGTTCTCTGCCTCCCTTCGCAAAAAATAAGTTTTCTGTTAGATGTAAAGCAATCAATTGTATATTCATTTCCAGGTAAAAACTCGCATATAATATAATCACTTATTGATTTTGTATAGTCAATTAATTCAATATTATTATTAACTTTATATGCATTTCTTGAACCATAACCTTTATCCGGTTTAATAAAAACTGGATAACAAGTAACTTGGTCTTTATTATATATCTTAGGAACGTTAATAATGTCTTGTAATTTTTGGTAAGTATCTGTTTTTGAAATACATAATTGACATGTTTCATATGGTGAAGTCAATATTTTGACATTTAATGTGTTTTCATGTTTTTTTAAAAATAGCATTACGCTATCAAATGCTGGATATATACATTTTATATTATATTTTTTTATAATATTTTGTAAAAATAATATAGTTTCATTTTCATTAGTTATAAATGGTGCATTTATTTCTAGATTTTTGAATTCATAATGTGAAAAGTTTTTAATATCGTTGTCTGCACCTATAATGTTAATCCATCTTATAAATTTTAAAGAATCAAATATTTCTCGTGAAGTTCCAGTTGCAGAAGGAAAAATTAAAACGTTTATTTTGTCCATTATCTTAAACTATATAATAACCATTTAAATCTTTCTTTATTATATATTTTAAGATAATGGAAACTAGCTATACCATATCTAAAAGAAATGTATTAAAAAATGATTTATTTGAAAGTATAGATAAAAATATTATATTCACACAAGATAATATTTATTATAATTTTATAAGAGAACATATAAACAGTTTTTTGACCGAAACATTGTCTAATTTAAAAAATAAATTAATTTTAGAAATTGGACCAAAAGAAAATGATGAAGAACGAATAAAATCTATAGATAATTGTATTGAGACATGTGATATTATTGAAAATAATACTACATATGTTGCAGATTTAACTAAAAATAATAATATACCAGATGAAAGATATGATGTTATATATTGTTTAGAAGTTTTAGAGCATACAACAGAACCATGGAATATGGTTGAACAACTATATTTAAAGTTAAAAAAAAATGGTGTGTTACATTTATCAGTACCTTTAAACTTTCGATTACATGGGCCGATTCCAGATGGGTTTAGAATAACAGAATATGGATTAAAATATTTACTAGAAAAAAACTATTTTAAAATAGTTCATTTTGAGTGTATATATGATGAAAATAGACCAGCATTCCCAATCCATTATAACATTAGTTGTATAAAATTAGAACATTTGTAAGTTTTGTTCTGTAATATTCATTATTTTATATATCTCATTTATTGTATAGCAATTGTTCTGAAAATTAAATAATTGTTTAATATCCAACCCAATTATTTCTACATTATATTTTATTGTATTATCATAATCAAATTTATTTCTAATTTTATCTATATTTTTTGATGATTGTATGATAATTTCATCATAAATGTAAGAAAAGTATTTTATTGGTTCTATAAATAAATGGAAATATCCTTCATTACAATTTAAATGAATGACTAATCTATTTATTTTGTAACTTTTTTGCTCTTTTAAAGTAGAGTTTGATATTAAATTTATTTTATTTTTTATACGAAATCGTATATCATTGCTCTCGATACATTCCTTACATAATTTCATATAGTCTTCATCACTTGTAGTTCCATCTCGTAATACATCCATTTGGTGCCAAATAATCAAATTCATCTTTTTCATAGAACAATATAGTTCATCAAATTTTACTTTGAAAACTTTTAATTTTTCATATAAAATATCATATTCTTTTTGAACATCTATTTTGCGATGGTCTGTTATTTTATCACATTTTATATCTAAAATGGTTAGTTTATCAATTGCTTCACCCAAAGAAACAGGTAAATATAATATATTATCCATTTTATATATTATGTTAGTAGTTTTTAATAAATTATAATATATTATATATTATATTTAATGGACAACGATGAATTTTCAAGTATTTTAAATTCACATAATGTAAAAGATAAAAACCGAGTAAGATATCATTTTAAAAATTTATATTTTATAAATGAAACATTTTATTTTTATACTATTGAAGAAAATATAGAAATTGATAAGATATTAGTAATTTTTAATAATTATTTAAATATACAGGTTATTAAAGTAAATAATAAAGAAGGATTAAATAGTATTTTAAATAATACAGAAATAATAACTATTAAAGAACCTACTGGTTATGCATATCATTATTATGATTGGAATGTAGCACATGGCTTATGCGATACACTTTATCCTTTATTTTTAAATTATTTACACTTTTTTTCTAATCCTGATGAAAATTTCAATATGTTTTTAAAAACACTTGTTATTAAAGGGTGGAAATTTCCGTCCAACGCATCTAGAAACTGGTTGTTAGATATTTTTAACGTATTCTGTGGTGGTAAGTTATTATTAGACAACGGTAATGGTTCTTGTAAAAATTATAAATTTGAAAATATTTTTATAGGCAACGCTAGTGGAGGTTTACAAGGTACAACTATGAATATAAACGCATCTTTTTTGGGTAAAAATAATTTTACATTAGAAAAATTCAGAGACAGAATGTACAATAAATATAATATAAAGTATAATGAATATAATAATGAAGATGTATTAATAATTGATGGTGATAGATTGTCTCGGAATGATAAAGATATTATGTATAATTTAAAAGATTATTTTTTGAAAAAGAATTATAATTGTAATATTGTACAATGGAGAAATATCCCTAATTTTAAGGAACAATTAAAACTTATGAGTAAAGTTAAATTTCATATAAGTGGTTCTGGAACATCTTTATATAATTTTATGTTTCTTAGGGATGGTTCCATAAATTTATTATTAGGAACATCTCAAATATGGACTATTTCAAAATACCCAGGTCTTATGGATATGGCTATTTGTTTATTATCTAATAGTATATATAGTTATTATTATGATATAGTAAAATATCAAAAATATAATTTGGAGAAGATCTTAAAACTTGTAGAGGAAATACTTAATTATGATAACAGAATACATATTTTACCAACAGTTATTAAAATATGGAATGAATTATGTATACGAGATAAAGATAATATGAATAACTTAAAATTAAGATTATCTGGTTATCTTGAACCATCTTTATTCAATGATAGAGCAATTGAACTGATTATATATAAATATAAAAAGTTTCCTATAAATTATACTTTATTAAATGAAATTAGTTATTATTATACTAATGAAAAAAATATTTTCCAAATATATCATGATAAAAAGTTAATACCAGAGATTATAACAAATAATATAAAAAAATTAAATCCAAATTATAATTATCAGTTATTAGATTTTGAAGAAGGTAAAGATATTATTAGAAAGGAAATTTATGATGAAAAACTTAAAAATAAATTATTAGACGCGATTGATATGATGCCCAGATATTGTCATAAATCAGATGTTTTACGATATACTTTATTATATATTTTTGGCGGTTGTTATCTTGATATAGATTTGCATATGCTTGTAAGTTTTGAAAAATATTCTAATATTGATTTTATGGTTGCTAAAGGGAAAAATGATACAGGTAATGGCCTTCTGGTTGCTAGAAAAAATAGTCCAATAATACTTGATTTATTAATACAATCAATTAATAATAACAAATTATATGATAAAAATCCAGAGTATAGAGGTGAAAATATTATGTATTTATTTAACTATTTAATAAATAAGTGTCAAAAAAATAATATAAAATGTGAAACTAGTAAATTATTAGAAATTGATAATGAAAAAATCTATTTGTTAAAAGGTGAAAATAACAAAATTCAAAATTATGGTGTAAATTGTTTTGTAGATAAAGATGAAGTTATTATGACCCCAAATAACCCACTTTATCAAATTAAAAGACAAACATCTTCTTTTATATAATAATTTTCCCCGATATATCTTTTATTATATAATCAATTAGTTTATATATAATAAATACTTACTATATATAAAATATAATGCAAAGGTTTTATGAATCTAGAAAAGCTTGGTTTGACAAATTACCCGAAAGAAAATATATAATAACTGAATTTCTACCTTCTTGTAAAGAACGTGTGTTAAATGTAGGGTTAGATGATTTTAATGCAAATGAAGAAGTATGTTGTAATAGTGATTGTTTATATGAAACAATTGATATTCGTGATGAAGCAAAAATTTATGGTTCTAGTTTTAAACATACTACTATTGATTATTTAGATTATAATCCAGAATATAAATTTGATAATATTATTCTTTTTGGTGTACTAGGATTACCTGATGGTCACGGTGGAGGTTGCCCATATACACTATACAATAATGAAACTAAAATGATAGAACATACAATTAAAATTTTAAATAAAGGTGGTAATGTATTATTGGGTCCTGATATAACATGTATTTCTAATGTTAGAGTAAATAATTATTCTACACAAGAATATTGGGAAAAATTTATTGATAATAATGATTTAATAAAACAAAATTTTGAAATAATTAAATGTTTTAAAGGTAGAAATAATATGATTATTGTATTAAAAAAAATAATTTAAATTATATATATATATATACGTATGTCTTACAATTATTTTTTTAAGCATATAAACAAATGTGAGGTAGAAACAATATTTGAAATCGGAGCAAATGATGGCAAAGATTCTAACAAAATATATAATTTTTTTAAGCCAAAAAATTATCATTTATTTGAACCTAAAATAGAAAGTATTAATCAAATAAAAAAAAATAATGTGGGAAATAATATTGTAATTGTTAATAAAGCAGTTTACGATACGCAAAAGACACTCGACTTTTATATATGTAAATCTAATCCTGGTGCTTCATCAATATTAGGTAAAGTTAATAAAACTTATGTAGATAAATGTCTTGCAAATGGGCACCCTAGCACTTCAAAAGAAAGAGAATATTTCTATAATACATATACAGAAGACGTTGATTGGACTTTAACACAAGTCGATGCTATAAGGCTTGATAACTATTGTAAAGATAGCAACATCAAAAATATAGATTTAATATGCATTGATGTAGAAGGAGTAGGATTGAAGGTTTTAAAAAGTTTAGGTGATATGATATCTAATGTTAAATTTATTATATCTGAGTGTGATTTTACTGAGACAAGAAACAATAATGATACATTTTTGGATATTAATAATTATTTAACTAATAAAGGATTTATAGTTATAGAAAATAAATTCCAGGTAAAAGATATGTTATCTGATTGTTTATGGAAAAATACTAATTATTCTTTATAAAATTAATAATATTTTTTAATCTATGTGGATTACCATTATGTATATACACTATATCGTTAGTTTGAGATGATATTGAACCAAATACAAATATATTTTTTCGTGAAGTTTGATAGTTATTGTCAATATTAATAATATCGCCATTATTTTCAATTCCTAATTTTGTTATTAAATTACTAATATTACTGTAACCAATTAATATATTACAATGATCAATATTATTTATATTAATACCATTTGATAGTTTTAATGTATTGTTTTCATAAAATTCTTGAATGATTGTATTTTCATATAAAAATAAATTATGATTATACTTTTTCATTATTTCTCGTAATTTATTTAAATGTGCGCTATTCTTACAATATTTACCTCTGATTATCCATGTAATTTTATTAAATGGTAGTAAATTTATCACATAATCTATCGCTGAATTACCTCCTCCTACTAAAACTAAATTTTTATTTTTAGTTTCTAAATCAATAAAAGAATACTTAATATAAGGATAATCGGTTTTTATATTTAAATATTTAATATTTTCATATATACCTGTTGATATAATAACATACTTTGATAATAGTTCATTATCTTTCAATACTATTTTATAAATATCTTCATTATTAATTATATCTATAACTTCATTTTTTATAAATTTTAAATTATTGTTTATAAAATAATTTTCATAATAATTAATAACTTCTTTAGTTGTTGGATGTCTGTTAATATTTTTATTTTCGGAATCAAAACATAATGCGTTTAATCCATTATGCCATAATATATTTGGATATTGTTTTATATTATTAACAATTGTAGATTTTTCAATTAATCCTATCGTTTTATCAGGAAAACAATTGTTTATTGTGTTCAAACAATATATGCCGTTGGGACCGCCTCCAATAATAATTATATCATAAATATTATCATATCTATTTTCTAATGGCATATACTTATATTAAATAAGATATTAAATATTATTTTATATCTTATAAATATTTGTTTTCACCACTATACGCTTCAATAATATTCTTAGGATATATATTTTTTACAATTTCATTATAATAATTCTTGTATTCTAATACATTAATAGTTTTACTTATTTTAGATAAAGCTCTATGACCTATACAATCAGGTGTATTTGTTGGTAATCCAAAATAATTTTTAAAACATTCTTCATATTTAGAAGAGAAAACTGAAGAATTATTTTTATCAAATGAAAAATAATATAATTTTGGTTTATTATCAATAATAGATGATACAACTTTAGAAACAATTTTATGATGATAGTGACCATATTCCCCTTCCGGACCATGAGTTACAATTTTATTATATTCTTTGGGTAAGTTTTCAATAATCTTTTTTTTCATGTCATTTTGTATCGAATAATTAACCAATTTATCATTCGGATTATCAATAAAATCAAGCAATATATATTTAAAATTATATATTTCACTACTTTTTTTAAAAGAATTAAATCTCTTTAATCTTTGAGTATCAGCACCTTTAAAATTATATTGTTGGAATACACATATTACTAACCAGTCTGTTTCATATTCTAAATCTTTCCACCCCCATAATAATTCATCATCAGTATGAGCAATAATCATTATATTCATTAATTTATATATAGATTTAAATAATTTTTAAACTTATATGCTTATTAATAATAAATAATTATTTATAACCAAATTTAGGCGTCATTCTTCGCACTTGAAAAGGTATATGATCCAAAGAACTCCAATCAATTTTTTTTGGGGTTTGTTTTGTATGAGCAATTTGTATTTTATTTGAAGTATATAAATTTATTTCATCGGGAGTTATTGTAAAATGAACCTTATATTTTGCTAAACATAAATTAAACAAACCGTTGTCACAATCATTACCACAATAATGAGGAAGATCTTTATACTTAGTTGATGGTTTTTTATCCAAATAATTATAATTTTCACATAATCGTAACCAGTCTTTAATAAAATTGACTGTAGTATCATTCTTTTTTAGAATCATTATTCCAGCATAACAAGCAGTATTCCATTCATTATTGAATTCGGGGTAAAATGACATAATAGCATCATTCTTAACATATTGTTGTGCTTTATAATTGTCACTTGTGGAAAAAGTTACCATATCATATTCTTTTAGTTTTTCAATATAAAAATCAAATCTTTTTTTTCCATTTTTATTAATATATATACCCGCATCACAATATATTAAGATTTCATTATCTTGTAATTTTTGTAAGGTATCGTAAATTATTTTAGGTTTCCATATCCAGAAACCATATCCTGCTTTATGAGTATTTATAAAATTTCTGTGTTTTTCTATAAATTCTTTTATATTTTCTTCATTTGTTTGAATAATTTCATGAAATGTACCAAACTCTTTTGCTTGTTCTGCAATTCTATCTGTTGTCATATAATCACTATTTGCAAACGTCAAAAAATTTATTTTCATTTAATATAAATTATATATTAAATTTATATTAAATCATCTTAATTTGTTCATATGGCATTAATTTTAAATTAAATATTTTTTTAATAATATTATATTCTTTATCATAATTTAAATTATTATCAGTACCTACTTTACTATGATATTGACAATTATAATTATTAACCTTTTTTATGATATACAAAATATCATTTTCAAAAATATAATAATCATCTAATTTATCCGAACATATTATGATTATAATATAACAATTTATATTGTATTTTTTTTTCATATCATAAATTTTTTGTTGGTATTGTTCAATATTTTCTGTTTCAACTATCTTAGTAATATAAAAAAGACACATATCAGTTTTTCTGTTTTTATAAATCTTTTTGAATATATTAACTCTTTCATAAATTTTATCATATTCCGATTTTTCAGTTATATCATGATGAAGATGAATACATATTCTATCCCAATTGTATAAATTAGAAGGAGTATCATTAATAAAATTTTGATTAATAATTAAATTGACATTATTATAATCATGGCTCATATATGCAATATCTTTATTCTCTGTAAAATCCAAAATCTGTTTATTAATTTTTTTATCTGAATAATATATTTTATTAATTTTTTTATTTTTATTTACGAATGCTATATCGTTAAAAAATAAATCAAAATTATTATTAATATTATCAAATGCTGTTTCTATATCAATAAACAAATAATCAAATGGCCCTGAAATATTTCTAATATTATAACAATTTAGAAAACCAGGAGAATTACAACGAAAACCTATACTAAAAATAAAATTTATTGTAATCATATATATTATTTTCTATTATAATATTCTATTTTTTTAGTATTAAGTTTATTTGATACACTTAATGGATGAACTATGCAACTAAAACATGAGTCTATTACAAATATTTCACATGCATTTTTTATAACATCTATATATTCTTGTACGGGTATATTTATAAATTTATTCGCTACTTCAAAATGGGCATGGTTTTTATTATATATATTTTCATTAGCGCAAATGATAATATATTTATTATCATTTATATACGTTTTAATGTTTTCTGGCAAACTTATTGTTTTTGTAGACGAGCGTGTATGACAAAATATAATGTTTATATCCTTAATTCTTTCATATAGTGATATACTTTTTTCTGTACTATGAATATCAAAATAATCGTAATATATACTTAAATCTAAATTCATATCTTGATAAAATATTTTAACATGGTTCAGATCCACCTGTCCTTCTAAAAGGTCATATTTATTATTTTTACTATAGTTTAATATAGCAGGATTATTTATTTTTGATGTTAAATAATCTTTATTACGAGGACCACATATGAAAATATCAGTATATTCATTATTATATACATATTTGATCATACTATTACATGTATGTTTCTCGTTTCTATTAGCAACTGGAACAATGACTACATTTTCGTTGTTAATTAATAATTTAATATTCGACACATTTTTTTCTTTACACAATAAATATATAGTATCATAGTGAAGTAAAAGAAATTTTACTGCTCCTATCATTGTTATATTATCTCCTAATCCATTATGAGAAAGTATATACGCTGCTTTATATTTTGTCATTTGTATAATATATTATAATAAATTTCATATTAATAACTTAAATATTGAATACATTATCATCACCTCCACCTCTATTCTTTCTTGTCTTCTTTTTATTAGATGTAAACAGTTTTGTTATTTTATCCTCATTCTCTATTATTTCATCCACTATGTGTTGATAAAAATTACGAAACTTTGATCTTTCCTTTTTCATATCTTCTATCGAAAACCATTTTATAGATGACTTTTCATATATTACTGACTTATGTAATACCTTTGTAGGAACATACTTTTTAAAAAATTCGGCTTGGTTATTAAAGTGTTTTACAATATCAGGTGAGTAATCTACAGGAATTACATAAGCTGTATATACAATATTTTTTACCTTTATGGTAACCTTCTTTTTACTAGTTAATAATTTACGAATTTTTGTTCTATTGCCTAGTAATCCTGTTAATTCTTCACTTCCTTCTCTAGCAGCTGTATCTATAGTTGTTTCACCTTTCTCAGGACCACCTCCAAAATCTGCCCATCCTCTAGCCGATTCTTTTGGTCTTTGTCTTTCTTCGCCAAATAAAAACATTAATTTTCCATTACATATTGAAACTGGTAAAAATCCTGCTCCCATATATTAAAAATATATATTAAAAATGTATATTAAAAATATTATATTATAAAGATATATTATGGATAAAATATCATTTATTACTTTAACAAATACTGGTTATTTAAATTTTACATTAAATTGTTTAAAATCTATCGAAAAACAAAACATAGAAATCCCTTTAAAGTGTTATTCGAGTGATATAGGAGGTTATAATATATTAAAAGCGTCAAATATTCCATGTGAACATATTGATAATAATCATTATAGAGGGGAAAAACATGTTGGATTTGGTTCCAAAGAATTTGGAGAATTGATGAAAGTAAAAATGAAAATTATATATGACAATTTACAAAAATATGATTATGTTTGTTATACCGATGGAGATATTGTATTTTTAAGAGATAATTTGTTTCAGTATTTAATGGATAATATTAAAGATAATAATATATTAATACAGAATAATAAATTACAAGAAAACAGCGGTGATCTATGTGCTGGTTTTATGTTTATAAAATCAAATGATTTTACAAGAGATTTATTTAATTTGGAAAATAATAATTATCAAAAAATAATAGAAGAAGCAAGAATAGTTAAAAGTAATCAATGGGAAGACCAAGTGTATATAAATAGGGTATATGTCGAAGTAACAAATGATATATTTAAACTAAAATTTTTACCTAATGAAACCTTTCCATGCGGAATAATTTTGTTAAAAGCACGAAATACTATACAAATGCCATATTTAATTCATTTTAATTATATAACTACAAAGAAAAAAGATGTTATGGAAAAATATGGTTATTGGTTCTTGTAAATAATATTAAAATAGATTTATTTAATATTATTTAATTTAAGCATCTGCCATAGTTATCTCTACTCTAATATTAAGAGTTGCAGGATCACTACCATTAGTGAAAAACTGCGTATTGTCAATAGCAGGATGAGATAAAGATAAACTGAAACGAAGCTTATCTCCGTGTTGGAACAAGAAAGGATAGTAGGCATCGGATGTTCCTAGAGTTGCTGAAGTACCAGCGAAAATACCACCTGTGGCAGCTGTTAATCTATATTCAGAATTAGTTCCAGCAATTGCGGCGTGTAATTGCAAAGTAAGTTGTCGTCCCAAGTTAGCAAGAGTACGGTCAGCAAGAACATTTGTCTTATTATCGGCGGCTGTTAGTGCATCACGCAAATCTCCTAACAAAGAGTTATCATCAGTTCCTGAGATATAAGTGTTAATTTCTGCCTTAATTGCTGCGTGGTTAGCAAACACATCTTCCATATGCTCTTGACCACCAAAGATAGACTTAGCCCAAACCTTGGTTGCACTATCAGCAATAGGTACTGCTGCTGTATCAGATGTTAATGTGCCAACATTAAGTGAAAGAGTATTAGTGTGAATATCGGTAATTGCTGTTTGCAAATTAGTTGCAACTGTCTTGAAACCAAATGCCTCTTCTTCAAATACATCAATATTTGCCAAAGTTGTTAATTGAGGAAGACCAGGATCAGCAGGAGCTAAGTGGAATAAATCATTCCAGTCAGCCTTGTCCATAGTTACACCAATTGTGTGATATGTATCCATAGCAGTATCAGTAATTGCACCTGAGATTGAGTTGAAGTTAAAGCTTGATGTATCGAAACTACCAGCCAAAGCACTCAAAGTAAATGTTACTGCCTTTCCTACAATATGGAAAGAACGAGTAACAGTACTAATTGCACCATATACAGCGTCTGTGTAAGAGTAAGTCAAAGTATATGTACCAAGAACTTGAATATCTACAGCAGTAATACCACCTGGACCAGATACTGTTGTTGTTGGGACCTCTCCACCAGTAATTGGATTACTTAGAGCAATTGTTGCGTCGTCTGTCCATGCATCACCCTTTTCATGGTATGTAGTACCACCTGTTACTGTAATTACTGGTGATGCTCTGTAGTTAGCATGAGTATTTGTGGATACAACACTTCGGGCAATTGAGCGAACATTATTAGCACTATCAGTTGCAGTATATGTAATCCAATATTGGATACCCATCGTAGGTCTAATATCAGCAGGGCTGAAAGCAAGTGTTGCAGCATTATCAGCTGATGTAACATCAGATGTTGAAGGAGTATGAATTGCACCAATAGCAATTGCATCACCTGAAGCATTAATACCAGCCGCAAATGATAGTAAATCATTTACAGCATCAAAATTAAATTGATATGAAGCTACCGTATTACCATTACCATCATTATCTGTGAATGAACCTTGTGCTACAGCTACTGTTATTAAAAGAGGAGTAGAACCACTTTGGGCACCTGGAATAATATTGGCTGTGTACAATTTAGGATTAGTACCATCTTGAGCAAAGTTAGATACAGTACCATTTGTTACTGTAATATCACCTACGGCGAATGCGTCACTTGTTGCACCAACACCTGATGTGGTATAGTTCTCAGCAACAGGATCTACTTGAAAAGAAAATGCTACTGTTGTCATACTTGTATAATTATTTGTTCCATTACCAACAATTAGAGAAGAAATTGTCATTGTTGGAGCACTAGTATCTACTACTGTTACCTCGTAATTTTGTGTATTGGTATTGTTGGAACCTGTTGTATCAGTAGATACAATTGTAAAAGTATATGAGGCATTCTCATGAACTCCAAATGGAGCACTACCACCTGTAAATCTAAGAGTACAAGTTGTGGATGTTGACGAAGCTATCTCAACAGAGTTTGCTGGTGTTACATTAGAAATAGCAAATGTACAATCTTCATCTACTGTTAGTGTTCCTAAAGCACTTGTTTGGTCAGCACTATTCAAAGTTACTGTTCTAGTGCCTCCATTTGTACCTGTGAAAATACCGAAATCTGTAACATTAGGAGGAGTACTATCAGCACTTACAGCCAAAGTACAATTTGCAGCTGTATTCCATGTAGTTTCACCATCATTAGATGCCTCTACTGTGAATGCATAAGAAGCTTTTGTTTGGTATGAAGCAGCCGCAGTAAGACTTACTGTACCCGTGTGACCCTTAGTTCCACCTGACATAGGAGCAATTGTAAATGAAGCAGCATCAGCACCACCTAATCTATATAATGCTTCCCCAGAAGAATATACAGAACCAATTGCACCACTATCACCATCATTTACAGAAGTAAATGCATAAGATGTTACAATAGTTGAAGTTGCCATGTTAGAAGTATTTAAAAATACTGTTGTTCCTGTACTAACAGTAACAGTAATGGCTTGAACAGTTGTAAGTGCACCAGCTGCCCATGTAGCATGGTCTGTGCTAACTGTAAGGTCAAATGTATAAGAACCTTTGACTGGTTGATCAGCATATTCAGTTAAACTTAAAACACCTGTTGCAGAATCAATAGTAAATAATGCATTATCAGTTCCTGAAATTTGATATGTAAGAACTAAACCACTTGTAGCAGATATACTTGTGGTTACTGTGTTAGCTAATGAATCCTTATGATTATTAGCAATTGTGATTGCATTACTTGAAGTAATAGTAAAAGCAGTAGATGCTGTTACCTCAGATGTAATATTTAGTGTAGCAGTATTTGACCCCTGAGTTACTACTAAATTAAAATTATAACTCGACTTATTTGTCCAAAGAGCGTTAGCACCTACACCATCATTTACAAAAATCTTAACCTCTGTTCCTACACCTGAATTATATTCAACAGCGACGAAGGCTGCATCTGTACCTGTTACTGCAAAAGATGATAAAGTTGATGTATACAAAGTACCAAGCAAACTAGAACTATCTGCTACAGTAAATGATGTATAAGCACTTGCTGTAGAAATAGCATTTGTGGTATTTGTTGCATCAGCAGCGGTTCCATAAATATTTACCGACATTATGAATTATAAAGAGAAAAGAAAATACTACAAATAATATATTATTTTAATACTAAATGTCAGAACAATAAAAATTTAACGCGTAAAAATAATATAAAAAATAATTATTTTATTTTTATATTATTTAGTCACCTTCGGGCGATGGTTGAGGCTCTATACCATTAATCTCGTTATAAATCTCAGATAATAAATTCGAATCGAAAATACCATTCGGAGGAATACCATGTCTATTAATATATAACTGATAGTGTTCTTCTAATTGTAAACCTTGATTCAGCGTATGCTCTACAGACACTAATCCAGCGTTGAAATTATTGAAATTAACTTCTATATATTCTTGTAATAAATCCTTATTTGTCAATATTGTCTTGAATTGTTCTAATTGTGTATTTGCTGCAGACAATATAGAGTTCTGTGTATGCATCAATATTGCTGCATTCAATCCATCAATCATAGAGTGAGCAAAAATTTTGTATTCAGCAAACAACGTCTCATCTGATTCATAATCTATTATCTCATCTTGTGAAAATGTAAAATATCCTTGACTGTTTATTAAATTAGATATCTGTGTTAAATTATTTTGACTACTAGATAAAGAAGTAAACTCACCATCTCTGAAAAATGAAATATACTGGCTCAACTGACTTAACGCACCACCTTCTAATTTATCAAACTTCAATAACTGCTCCTTAAATCCTTGACATGGATGTTCAATAGGCTCTGGTTCCGGTTCCGGTTGGGGAGTAAATATCTGGAAAACTGTCGTTTCAGATGATATTTGTGACGCTGATATATTATCTAGATTATTAGATATGTCAGCAACAGTATTCTGTGAAGTATATTTAACCATCTTTTCCAAATTTTCTAATACAGACTCTTGTGTTGCACCATCTGCTGGATCTGCTGCTGCTACTTCGTCTACAGCTTCTTTAACCTTCGTTGAATATGTTACCAACGTATCAGCTAAAGCTGTATCTGCAGCTACATCTGTATTTAATGTAGATTTTACTACCGAATCTAAATTATTTGTATCCAATAAAGAACCCGTTTGGCTAACATCTCTCTTTTGAGTTAACACATTTGTCAAATTCGCCATCGTATCTGCGAAAGATTGGACACCAGAAACAATATTTAACAAAGAATTCACCATCGTATTTACAGCTGCCATCGCAGCACTATCTGAAGAACCTTGACTTAAATAATCTGTACCAAGATCTGCATCTTCTGATAATCCCAAGTTCGCTTTCAACGAAGATTTCTCCTCGTTCAAGTTACTCTCCACTAAACTATCTGTTATTTCAACACCTTCATCCGCTTCTGCTATTGTTTTTTCTACCTTCTCTGATACCATCGATGTTAATGCTGTAACCGTATTATTTGCAGTTCGAGCTTCAACTGCACTTGACGGTATTTTAAAAACATGTTTAAACGTACGGTCTCCTAGCCCCAATCCTGTTGCTATATCTACACCACCACTTGATATCTGTAATAAATATGTTTCAAATGGTAAATCTTCTGTGGGAATTACGAACTTACCATAATCATCTGTTGTTGTTGTCGCCAATAATAATCTATTATTAGAAGGATCAGATGCTTTATAATAATTAACTGTTGAATTACTAATATACCCCTTAACAATACTTCCAGACATCGGTGGAAAAGACTCTGGTTCTGGTTCGGGTTCTGGTTGTGGTGCCGCCTCAGGCTCTGGTTCTGGTTCTGGTTGATAGAATGTTGGGGGGGCATCACCCGTATCTACTTCAACTCTTTCTGTATTATTAAAATGCCCTTCTGGTTGAGGTTCTGATTCTGGTTGCATAGGAACTATCTTAAACAATTTTATAATCTTCTTACATGAATCAAACGCCTTTGGTAAGCATTTTCCTGTCTTAGTACATTTCATTATTACTTCACATCTAATATGATTAACAAATTCATTAATATTTGGATGTACAAAAGGTCTGTTTCTTAAGCTTTGAGTATAATTCGCTGAACTTGCAGCACCATTTATTCCAAATCTCTCGTTTGATAATTTATGAACTACTTCACCACACCCCTTCTTCTTAATTGTTACATCCTTCAAATATGTATTATTACCTATCGAATTTTTACCAGATACTTGATGAAGTCTCTCAAAGTCCCAATTTCTACCTTGATGATAATTTGCATAACTTTGATGAGATTTATATTGAATCTCTAGAGTATGATTACCTGCACTTTGTCTTGTTTTTTTAAGCGAATTCACTTGTGGACAGCAAGCGGAAGATGTTTTCGTCATCAAAAATAATGTTGAACTTACACCATTACACCCATCGCTACTTTTACTTAAATCAGGTTTTACTGTGGCACCACCAGGTCTATCCAATTCGTAGAGTAATCTACTATTATTATACGTCTTCTTACTACCTTTTTCATATCTACCCTTTCTTATATGTTTTATTGGCCGTGCCTTTCCAAATGTCCTTTTTGTTGTATTATCGGAATCATTCAATTTTGGATATACGTTTGTAGCTAATGTATATGTTGTATTATCATATTTGTTGTCTCCTCTCCATCCATCTTGACCTTGCGTTCGAAATCGATTATGTGTAAAATTTATTGGAAATGGGAATGACATATTATATTATAATATATTTTTTTTACACATTTATTTTATTGATAAATAATATATAAATATATACGTATAATAATATATATTATGGCTCTATTAGAAAATGTGTTCTATATTAATCTAGACCATAGAGTAGATAGAAAAAATAATATTGAAAAACAACTAGACTATTTTAAATGGAAATACCAACGATTTCCAGCAATTACTAATGAAAATGGAAGAATCGGTTGTACATTAAGTCATTTGCAATTATTAAAATATGCAAAACAACAAAACCTTCCATATATTGTTATTGTTGAAGATGATATTATCTTCACAAAACCAGATTTATTCAATAACAATCTTAAACTATTTTTAGATAATAATAATAATTACGATGTTTTATTATTGGCTGGTAATGTTGTACCTCCATATCAAAAAATAAATGAATACTCTATTAAAGTTGAATTTTGTCAAACAACTACAGGATATATGATTAAAAATCATTATTACGATAAACTTATTCATAATATAAATACAGGCATGACACATTTATTAAAATGGCCAGACCAACATATTATATTCGCTATTGATAAATGGTGGACAAAATTACAAGAAAAAGACAATTGGTTCTTTATTATTCCACCTACCGTTACACAAGCAGACGATTATAGTGATATTGAAAAAAAACAGGTTCAATACAGTAGAGCTATGTTAGATATTGAAAAAAAATGGTTCAATTCTACTGGTTATAAAGTACCTTCAATTTTTTCTGTTGATGAAAAACAAGGGACATATTATGATGCGAGAGGAAGCCTAGATATATATATGGATAAAAAAGATAAAACACTAGTTCTAAAAAACCTATTAAATACACCCGAAAAAATTATGAATTTTATTAATAAAGACCGTGAAAGAAAATCGGAGTTAATTAATACATATAAACATTTGCTTGAAAATAATACTACTATTAGTCATTTTAATAAAGATTATAATGACACCGGAAAGGAAGACTTAACTGAAACTACCTTCATTATACCTTTCTTTTATGATTTCGAAGAAAGACTTCAGAATTTAAACACCCTCATCAATTTTATATCAAAGCATTTCAATACTTGCATTTTTATTGCTGAAATGGGACCTAAGTCATACAAAGACAGATTGTCTATTAAACATAAAGCGTCTATTACTTATTTCTATACAGAATCAGATGAACCCTTTTCTAGAACTACTGTTACTAATAATGCACTAAAATATGTAGAAACTACATGTGTTGTTATTAATGATGTTGATTGTTTTACTCTACCACAATCATATATACAAGCACAAAAAATGATATTATTTGATAATTTTAAGGCTATACATCCATTCAGTAGTCCTCCTGGATGTTTTAATATGTTACCAATAACTGTGAATAAATTTACAAACGATAATTATGATATTAATACTATTAACTTATCTGGATGTAATCACAATCAAGTAGCTGGGGTTGGAGGAATATTATTTATTGATTATGATACATATAAACTATTAGGTTTCGAAAACAAATATTTCATATCATATTCACCAGAAGACCAAGAAAGAATTAAACGATTTAGAAGATTAAATCTAAAAACAACTAATCAAATTAATGAAAATTTGCATAATTCTAACGATGATTATTTTAAATCACCACTGTTTCATATGGAACATCCCAGAACACCCGACAGTACTATCATGCATAAGTATTTTCAAAGTAACGAACTATTGATGCACTGTTTAGACAAACTTGATAATGATAATTTTATTAAATATTTACATGAAGAATCTAATTCTACTTTAAGTTTAAATGAATATAAGAATATGTTAAGTAAATAAATATGGCAACGAAAACTATTTTGGTTACTGGAGGGTGTGGGTTTATTGGGCATCATTTCATAGAACATTTATGTATTAATACTAATTGGAATATTATTATTATTGATAAATTATCATATGCTAGTATGGGATTTGATAGATTAAGAGATACAGGTATTTTTAAAAAGTATGGTAATAGAGTTCATGTCTTTACCTCTGATTTAATATTGCCTATTCCTGATGGTCTTTCTATGGAAATTAATAACATCGGAAAACCGAATTATATCGTGCATATGGCTGCAGAAACACATGTTACTACTAGTATTACAGAACCACGATTATTTATTAAAAATAATATTGACAGTACCGTCAATATGTTAGAATATGCTAGAAATCTAGTTTCACTCGAAAAATTCTTCTATTTTAGCACAGATGAAGTATTTGGTCCTGCACATAATGATACTATGTTTAAGGAGTGGGATAGACACAAACCTGGAAATCCATACAGCGCATCAAAATCCGCAGCTGAACAAATTTGCGTTGCATATGAAAATACCTACAAGTTACCTGTTATGATCGTTAATGTTATGAATGCATTTGGAGAAAGACAACATATGGAAAAGTTTATCCCCTTATGTATTAACAAAATTATTAATAATGAAGTTATCGATATCCATTGTTATCCTGATGGCGTTACGCCAGGTACCAGGTTCTATATACATGCTAGAAATATTGCAGCCGCTGTATTATTTCTTATTGATAAAGGTACTATTGGAGAAAAATACAATATATCAGGTAAAAATGAAATATCTAATCTAGAAATCGTCAGAAGAATTGGTACCATAATGAATAAAAGACCAACATTTAGACTAACATCCAATGCTACTGACAGACCAGGACATGATGTAAGATATGGTCTCGATGGTTCCAAATTAGATGGAATGGGATTTGATTATCCTGTCGATTTCGAAGAATCACTTGAAAGAACTATTAAATGGACATTAACACATCCAAAATGGTTAGGACGTAGCCAAAACACCGATCATGATTGTATTTTTTCGGTTTAAAAATAATAATATATCTGTTAATATACTTTATTGAAATTATATTAACATTAAACATCTATACGAAACCAACCCTTATCTTCAGGTATATCCTTTGTATCTTTATTTTGATTAGCAGGACCAAACCATTTACTCGGATAAAATACCTTCTTATCTTCATTTCTATTTAAATATGATGCCATTAAACTAAAACTGCTATTTGCTATTATATTATATTTACAATTACTCATTATCATCATTTGTTCATAATCTACTATATTATGGTCTATTACCTGAAAATCTATTTCATTAAACTTTTCTTTTAATATATTCAATCTATCTAATATTATTTCATTATCGCATTTTTCTCCAAATATTAATACATTCTTTATGCTGTCATCTTTATCTAGTAACTTACTTAATGCATCCCTATAATAATTTAGTTCTAATATATTATGATGTTCTTTATACATCGTATAATCTCCTATTCTAAAATGCATACTAATTGTATTATCTCTGTATTTATATTTAATTTTAACTTTCTCTTTCGTCTCACCTATATTTGTTAAACGCAATATATCATCTAGTTGGTCTTTGAAATATTTATGACTTTGCCAATAACCTTCTAATATAAACTTTTCACAAAATGGTATCTTATCATAATGAAAATTAGGTTCCAAATACCTTTTCACCCTTCGTAACTGAAACATATCATTCATTACAAAACCTTTTAGATTACTTAAAAATGTATTATAATAAAATGGTCTTCTTCTTTCTGCGGATACTAGTTTAAATGGTACCCTATGTTCTAAAAAATATGCTATACCTGCAAATATTGTGAACAGTTGATTACCCAAACCACCTACGACCAATACGTATACTCCCATTATATTTATTAATAATAATTTTTATATTGTTTAAACTCCTTCTGTTATTACATTTCCTATTACTTTTGAATGCTTCTTTTTACAATGATACTTATGCTTGTTTAAGCTCTTTGAATTTAATGCCTTAAATGTATTACATATATCACATACTAGTACATTCGTATCCGCATGGGCAAATCTCTCTCTTAAAAACTTATCTATTGATGGCATATCCATTTCACGCACTATATCTATTGATTGATTATAATTCTCTTTTAGTTTGGCAACTAGATTTTCTCTTTTTACTATGAATTTCTTATACTCATCATTAAACTTTTCCATTATTTCCATTTTTACATTCTCTGAATCTGTTGATACGCTCATCTTTCCTATCGCTAACGCAAAATGATCTATTATATTTACTGCTGTTGTTATCATATCTTTATCATAATTTACATTACATATATACAATAATACTCTACCTGAATCTATATCTATTTGAAAGTTCTCTTTATTTGCTATTGTTGAATATTGAGACATGAATATACCATGCTTATCCTTATTCTCTGTATCTGATATGAATTTATTTACTTCAGTTACTGGTACTTTAGTCTTATAATTCTTATTCTCCACCAATATATCATCCTTCTCCTCTCTCTTTATTATTATATCGCACGTATGAGCTTCACCACTTATCTTATCTACTATTGCAGATGGAAACACTTCGTCCAGCGTCGCCTTTAATTCATTTTCAGACATTCGCCCCTTTTGATTTGAATTCTCTTGTCTACCTATATATTCATTAAACTTTGTTGTCAATTCTTCATTCTTTACATCTATTCTTACTAATTTATCACCTACTGATGACTGTATTGTACTAGTTATATCATTCTTTATCTTCTCCGTTTGCAGTCCTGACATACTATCTAGCTTCTTACCTATATTATTTGATATTGCATCTACACCCACCTCGGCACGTAACATATCTCTTAAATTATTTTTACTATCACTATTAGCATCTTGTATTTGTTGTTTCATTTCACCCTTTAAGCTATCAAATTTATTTAACAATTCTTGTGCCAAATCTATTGGTTTGCTCTTATCTAATACTCGTTCTAGCATATCTATTACTAATAAATTCATTCCTGTTATATCTATATCTGGATGATTTTTATAAAACTTTATTACCCTTTCATTAGATATTATTATATTATCCATACTTATTTTGATATTTACATTTTAAATTATTTTAATTTATATTATAATCATTTAGATTTAATATTATTATAATATATTATGTCTAGTAAAGACGAGAACCCCGAACTAGATAATGTATTTCTATCTGATGCAGATGCAAAACAAAAGTTAGACAAGGCAGATGCTGATTATAAATCTCAAATAGACGACAAAACCACCGCAGATACTAAAGAAGAAACCAAAGAAGAAACCAAAGAAGAAACCAAAGAAGAAACCAAAGAAGAAACCAAAGAAGAAACCGAAGAAGAACCTAAAAAGGAAAAGCCAAAGATCATCGTGCAAAGTGGATTAGAGTTTATTGATATATTAGCGGGAAGAATTTCAACTAAAAATATGGATAAACTTAAAGTAACTGAACCTATTCAATATACAGACAAAGATGGTAAAGAAGTCCAAATCAAACTTGGTACATCATTCCCTAGAATAGATACTCAATATTGGGAAGGTAAGTCAAAATCATTCGGTTTTGCTAATATGAAAAGAAATTTCACTGTTCAGGGCGACCAGGAATTTGCCACTATGACAAAAAATCCAAAATTTACTGACCCTGCAGATGCTATTAAATTTATTAAAGAACAATCCAAAAAAGGTCTCGGAACTAAAGTTAATACTGAAGACATCGAAAAACAAATTAAAGACTCATGTGAGAATTTAGCTTCTGCATTTATGATTAATAAAAAGCTATTTGATAACACTATAACTGGTAAAAATGATCTTAATTCTACTGAATTTGGCCCCATGTTTGTTGAAAATGTTGTTGATGAATATGATTATTCTGAGGGAAAAACTTCGGTTGAAAGTACTGAGACCTCCCAAACGAAACATGAAATATGGGATGCATATTGTCATATGAATAATACACCAGGACCTAAAGATGCTACTTTAGATGATACTTTTAATATGGCTATTGGTGGTTTAAGAAAAGAATGTCAAGCTATATATAATGATATTCCTGATACAGAAGAACTCTGGCAATGCCGCCATCCAGAAGTAGTAAAATTAAAAGAATCTATTGACACTTTGCGTACTATAGAAACAAACGGACAAAATTCAGATACACTTTTACCCCCCGATGAAGCTGAAAATAATTATAATGAAGCTCTTAATCAGTTTTTAAATCATAATATGCCTGCAGGAAAGTACAAAGACGCATCTGACCCGCTTAATAAAGATGCTCTTAATTGGTATAAGGATTTATTCATATTTGCATGGAGAAAATATAGAGAATATGAAAATGAATGGATTAAAACCGCAACAGCATCACATGAAGGTATCGGACAAAAAAGTTCTATATATAAACAATTTGGAGGTGAAGGAGATAGTGATGATAGTGATGATGAAAGTGAAACAGATGGTAGAAATAATGGTGTTGTCTATCACTACAACGATACTGAAGGCATACCAGTAGGTGTTAGAAATCTTCCAGCTCGTCCAAATCCACTTATTGTTATTGGTGCTATCATGGCACAAGTATATTTCTTATACCAATTATATAATATTACTAATAGAATAGGTAATGCATTTACTGGTTTCCATGAACGTATTATTGAATTTCAATATCAAACTGGCCAGGGAGAAATGTTTGAAGGACCTGACACAGAAACATGTTATGCTGGATTTAGTTTTGCTATTATCTGGGAATTCATTAGAAATTATTTTTGGAGCGGGTTTGATATGACTATGAGTGGATTAGAAGGGGTCGCTAGAGAACGCCTTTGGAGTGGAGCACAAGTTGTGACTAACGCAGCATCCGCCGCTGCTTCTGATACATGGACATGGGGTTCATTATCTTGGCTTGCAAACGCCGCTTCAGGTACAAGCAGTCAATACGCTATTCAGATAGGAAGAAATCAGGCCAATCATGAGGTTATGCGAATATTTCAAGAGAGTTTGTTAAATTTTAATAATTGGCAAACTAGTTTTGATTATACTATTAGAGCTACATCAACTGCTCTTGTTCTAGGTATGAATGGATTTGCTATGTCTTCAGTATTATTACTTAATCAAATTAATCCTAGACTTGTTAACTCATGGACTGTTAGGGCTTCTATTGGTGCGTTTGTCACTCAATTTTCTACAGCCGCAGGAGTTGTACCTTTGTTAGCTATGACCCCCTTTATGGCACAAAATGGAATTTTGTTAAGAGGTGTCCGAAATTATATGTTGGGTCGTGTAGATATGTTTGGATATGACCCAAGAGTAAATACTGATGAACCTATTATTCCTGAAACTGTTTCAAGTCGTATTATGGATTTAACTAGACATTATACTGGAACTGGTACTGATGAACTTGCAGAACCAGATGAATCTGGACAAGGAGGTCTCTTGCAAATTTCAGCAGGCGATGATAGAACAGATGAAACTGTAATTCAAACCACTCGCGATAGGGTAATGGACTTGATAGGGTCACTAAGTCCTATACCTATTCCCGCTACAGAAGAACCATCAGGAATAGATGCATTATTAGCAGCATCAGAAGGTATCTCTGATGGTGAAACTTCAGATTAAATCATAAATAAAAATAATAAGTTATTCTTTTTATTTATACAGTCTTGTCTATTGTCTTGTTAATTGCTGTTGCGTTGCGTATGTTCCTCTTGACTTTATTCATCTTCTTTTCGGGCTCTTGTCCTGGACTAAGATTTATCAGAACCCTATGAAGGTCATCTGCCGCATTAGTTCCTGCAACAGGATATTTCTCTTTTGTCCATGTGCCAACTGCCTTATACTGTTCTTTATTAAGTTCTTTAATAGTATGCTCCATTAGATCATGTTCTTTATCCTTTTTCCAATCGCCGTCTTTAATGTAGGTAACGTCTCTTTTTGCGTCTGAACACTGAATAGGACGCTGATTTGCATCTAACTTTTTTAGGTTATCTACAATTAGCTTCGTCATTCCATCTGACCAACCGTTGTTTCCAATATACATTAAATCATCCATCGTTATCTTGATGCTTTTTGTAAATTCGCCGATGTCAATCGCATCCTTACAATCCTCATTCAAGTATATTTGTAAGTTAAAATGCTGATTAACGACTACGTTGTTATTAACAGTATTGTTATTTATTGTTTGTGCTGTTTGTGATTGTGGAATACTTGGTATTTTACCTTCTTCTATATCTTTCTTCTGCTCCTCTAATTTTTCTAATGTTAACTTATGTATTTTTTCTTCTTCATCTGCTACTTCTTTTGCCATCTCTTGTTGCTTTTTAAGTATTTTACAACTTCTATATTGATGTTTTTTTACAAGCCTGACAGTATTAAAAGTTTTTTGACAATATTGACACGAAAGTCCTAGGTCTGTTTTTATATCTTTCGCATCTTTCATTTCAATATAAAGTAAGTGTTTTTTAGTCTTACAATGTGCTTTCATGCGTGAAATCATAGGTGTATCATATTTACAATAAAAACACTTATATAAGTCTTCTTTTTCCAAATACTCATAATCCATATAATATACAATTATATTTGTTTTTAAATTATTTTTTTAAATTTAAAAAAAAACAATATATTTTGGTAATATTCAATATTTTTGTGTATAATTTATTACTGTAACTGGTAATGAATATATAATTAATGAAATTGGACATAAATTTCCATAAATGCCCATAAATGCCCATAAATGCCCATAAAAAATTTTGGACATTTTTCAGAAAATACTTTTGGCAATACTTTTGGCTTTAAATACTTTTGGCGTGTATTGTATTGTTACCATATAGTAACATTTATAATATATGCATTTATCATTATGTTATGATATAAGGTGTAATATGTTTTTTTTATAAATAATACAATATTAGGCCATTCGGCCATAAAGAACCAAAAGTTAATTTATTGTATTCGAATATCTATCTTCAATTGTCATGGAATATATTTCCAAGTTCATTCTCATTAACACATCTAAAAGTTCATGTTTTGTACTAAGTAATGCCTTTTCTTCATGAAAAGCAAGTCTGTGTTTAGTTAATTCACCTTGTTCTTTATCAAGATTCTTACGACGTAAATTGTATTCTTCTTTTAATTTATCTCTTTCTATTCTAATTTCGTTGCGTTCTATATCTAGTAAATTAGACAAGTTTATATAACTTTGTTGTTGTTCTATGGTTTCATCCATCTTGTTTAATACTTCTTTATCTAAATGTTGTTTTATTAAACTTTCGTTCTTTTTATGTTTGTTTGATTTACTGTGTCTTAACCAAAAGTATTTACTAACAGGTGTAAAATTTGGACAACACTTGCATACATAATCACGATCTTTATTTATAACAAAACTTTCTACATCATTTACCTCATCTAATAAATTATTTTCTATTTGTGTTTGAGATTTGTATTTTGGATTTTTATTTATAGTATGTTTCCAACTTGTTATATGTTTATCCCAGTGAGCCCTACTCTTAACAGGTTTAAAATCTGGACAACACCTACAAACATAGTGATTGTTTTTATTTATAAGATAATCATCTAAAAACGATTTCATCCTTTTATATAATTTGTTAATATTTTTTAGGCCATTTTAAAAAATGGACATTTTGAGTTTTGGACATTTTGAGTTTTGGACATTTTGAGTTTTGGACATTTTCAGATTTTTTTATGGGCATTTATGGGCATTTTTGTCCCATTTTTATTATTGTATAAATACACACCATATTATGTATGCAATATATTACATGTGATATTTATTATGGGTTGGTATGAAATGTCTTTTTTTATGAAAAAAAAGATATTTTCAAAAAAAATGTCCGATTTTCAAAAAATGTCCTGTTTTTTTCATGAAATTTGGGCAAAATTTACCCCTCTCTAAAAAGTGTTATTTTCCTAGAGAATGCTCTTATTTTATGAAAGTTTTATAATATTCTCTTACTGACTTATTTTTTTTGTGAGGGTTGAACAAAACATTTTGAAAATGGACATTTTTGGAGAAAAAAAATGTCCAATTCTGAAATACTGCCAGACTTTCCCACAAAATTTTTTTCGTTGGTAACAAATTATTTTTAAAAAAAGTGAAAATTAGAGCATCTTCTAGGAAAATTCATATTTTGAAACATTTTATTTTGAAAAAAATCACTTTTGGACATTTTTATTTTAAGTACAAAAAATATTTAATAAAAATAAGTATAATATATATATATGAATGAAAACTTCACAGATGCAGAAAGAATACGTGTAAAGAATGTAATAACACAAATAAGAAATAATGCAATTCGAAGTTATTTAATATTTAATGCAGCAGTAGAACCATTAATATATGATAAACCTATACCGACTTTACCAGATGATTTGGGCCCAATAACGATAAGTCAAATATTATCTCCACATCGAGAGGATGAAAGTATATTTAGATTGCAATTAGCTCAAGAGTATCAATTATCATTAATAGAAGATATAAATATGTCAGTACGGGAGTATTCTGAAAAAGTCATAAGCAAAATAAACGCTTTTTTCGTGAATATGGATCAAGTATCTGTTTCAATACGTTCTTGTGAAGATTGTGACGAAGAAAAAGTGGCAAAAATGTATTTTTCATTTTATAAACAATCGATTGCGTATATGGAAGGACTTATAGAAGCAGGAACATATTTAACTACTATTCAACCAAAACTACAACAAGCAATAATGAATTATGAAACATCAAAAACAATAACTGAAGAACAAATTATGGATAGTCGTGGTCGAGCAGCAATATCTGTATATAGATTTTTTAATATGAAAGTAAATACATCAGATGGTGAGATGAGAACAATTGATATATTACATAAAGCTAAAGAATATATAGAAGATCAAATATCAAAAGTTATGGTGAGTACGTTGCAATCAAAAATAACAGCGTATACATGTAGAGAAAAGGGAAAACAAATTGCCGAAATAATAGATCAATATGATAGTGATAGTAGTGATAGTAGTGGTATGAGAGGGGGTATGGATAAAACAGATACAGAATTAAGTTCTTTTAATAATATATTAAATGGTTTTGAAGGAGACGATGAAATGAGTATTATTTCAGAACAGGAAGAACCTGAAGAACATAATGATGATAATTTGGAACAAGTTGCTTGGGAACAAGCTGCTAATAACTTAGGACTAGCATTAGATAATAGTATGGAGTCAGTAGCAGAGGGTAATATTAATATGTCTTTTTCAGACGAACCATTAACATTAGCTGACCTACAACCACCACTCACACTAGCAGAACTAGAACAAACACCACCACTCACACTAGCAGACCTAGAACAAACACCATTCACACTAGCAGAACTAGAACAAACACCACCACCACTTACTGTAGAGGACTTGGCTGTCCCGTCATTTGATGAAGGTTATACAACAAGAGACACAAGTAGTTTTATGACAGAACAATCATCAGTTGGAACAAGTACGTTGGCATGGATGTCTCCTGATAGTAGTACTGTAAATTAAAAAATCGGGTTAAAAACAAAACTTAATATATATTAATGCACTGGGTATATATATTAAGATGTGAAGGAAAAGTAATTTATGTAGGAGAGACAAAAAATTTATATTCAAGATTATTTCAACATATAAATGGTGGTTGCTCAACAACAAAGAAAAACACACCTCTCGAGTTAATAGCATTATATAAGGTAACAGCGAACTATAATTTTTTGAAATATATAAAGGAGATATATAACGAGAATATAATTCTAGATGATAAGATAGAAAATTTACGTGAATATTTATTTAGTATGGATAATTATGCTTTATGTAGAGAGCGTTCTATGTTTGTGGAGAATTATATGACAGAGAAAGTAATGGATGTAAGCAATTATAAGGATAAATATAAAGTATTTGGAGGTAAATATACAAAAGATGGAGTAAAGAATAATGGAAGAATATTTGACGAAGATATATATGATAGACCATTATGTTTTTGTGGATTACCATGTGAGATAAGGAAAACAGCATCAGCCACAGGAAGAAAGAGAGTAACAATAATATATACATGTTGTGTAAAAAATATATGGGAAAAGATGCGAGCAGATGTGAGTTTAATACGTATGCCTTCTCCATGTAGATTTTATAAAGAATATTTAGATGATATTGAGTTAAGAGTATTATTATAATGTATAAACAAATATATAGTATGTCAAAAATAAAGATAGCAGTAATAAACTGGTGGCCAGAGAGTGATAAGAATGTAAAGAATTGGTTTGTAGAGTATATGAAGGCAAATTTTGACAATATAGAATGTGTAAATGCTGGAGATGCAAGCACAGATATATTATTTGCTTCTGTATTTGGTGATAAGAATAGAGTAGAAAGTATTCCTGCTCGTGTGAAAGTATTATTCTGTGGTGAATCTTGGAATAATAAAACATATAGTGCATATACACCAGAGTATATAGAGAAACAGTATGATTTAATATTGCATTTTGACGAGACAGATGAAGATAGAAAGAGACAGCGTTTTCCATTATGGTTATTATATGTACCAAAATATAACATGGATGATGTAAATGATAATATAATAACTTATGTTAATGAGATGCGTAATATCAATATGAATAAGAAGAAGAAAGTGTTTGGAACGTGTATAGCTCGTCATGACCCAACAGGTATGCGTGGAAATATATGTAATGAATTGAATAAATATGGTAAAATGGAATATGTTGGTAGATGGAGGAATGGAGATAAGCCAAAGATAGGTCCATTAAGATCCGATAAGTTAAAATACTTAAGTGAGGTGACATATAGTGTTTGTGCTGAGAGCCATCGTGACTCTCATTATTGTTCAGAAAAGATATTTGAAGCATTCATGGGAGGAACAATTCCAATCTATTGGTCTAATGATATATTAGCGGAGGAAAGTATATTGAAGAGAGAAGGATATTGCCTATCCGATGCATTAGAAATAAAGGAAATGATGAAAAATAATAAAAAATACAAAATAGATGACATATTTACTGAAAATGCGTATAATATACTGAAATGTGATTATTACGATGAATTGAAAAGTAATTTAATAAAATTGTTACTAAAGAACGGATATAAACACCCGTTGTAGAAAAAAATGAAAAAAATATAATTATAACGTAAAATGGTGTGCTTTTATTCAAAAACTTTAGTAATTAAACATATTCTACAAAATAATCATGGTAAGCGAAATAAATTAATAATTTTCAACTTGTGACGAATAATGCTCACAAATTGAAAAAATATTTGTACCTGTACAAATTCTACAAATGATTTCTACAAAATTCCT